AATAATCAAAGAATCTTTAACTGAACGCTGGAACTCTGGTTGACAGCCATAATGTTGCCACCAGTAGTTAATGATTGCTTCAGTAAGAATTGCTTTATCACCATCTTCTGGACGGCGTGGATTAACTAGAATCTTTGGACGGCCGATACTAACTGCTGGGGCAAGAGTATTGATTGTTGAAAAAGAAATATTGACCAATAGGCGGTCACCTGGAAGATTTCCTCTATAATGCTTGCCACGATAGAGATTAATGAGTCTTGTCCATAGTCTGTCATATTGTTCATTTTCCCTCCACTTGCGTGATGCTTCTACCTTTGAGCGGTAACGACTTAATTTGTCTGAATTACTTTGTCTTGCCATGTTTTACTTTCTCCCCTTCACGAGACCTTCACCTATTGCAGCCAATCTGCAATATCCTTCTGGTTCTATTTCTTGTTTGATGATGTGGCAGCCTTTCATCTCTTTGCAGTAGAATGCACAGTTGGAGCATTTAACTCCAATTGCTTTGTCTTCATTTTCTGATGCTGGAACATAGCCAACCCAGATGCCGTTGCCATCATCATCTGACAGTTTGCCGAATTCTTCAACAATTTCATAAAGCGACTCAACATACTTCTGTTCTGCTGGAGCCAACTTAACATTGTTCTTCATATGAGGACTATCTGTATAGCCCTCTTCATGCTCTTCCCCGCCACCAATCTCAATTGCTATTTTAAATGCTGCACCCATTGGGCTATCTTCGTGTTTCATTTTCTTCCATCCTTGCGGTCTAATGCGTCTTTTCTGACTAATGCTTTTTTAGCGACAGCCCTAACATCCGCTTCTGTTTTAGGTACTGCTTCTCCCCATGCTGTGAACATGAGTGCGAATCTTGTTGGTTCACCATTTGGCTTGGTGAGAGGCGGAATATTATCTGCTGCTGCAAACCTTCTCGCCCATGAAATCCAACGCCTCTTATCTTTATCTGAAGCACTTGAATAATTCTTAACCCCAGTTTTAACTCCAGCAGAGCGTGCGCCAGCAGCGTTAAGCCCGCCTTTAGGATTCTGTCCTGCTTTTCTCTGCCAAAGTTCTGATGCCATTACTTCTTCTTCTTTTTCTTTTTATTTAAAGCCTTAAGGTCAGCCTCAGTTATTTTTTTGCGTGGTTCAGCAACTGCTGCTAGTTTCTTTTGTTTATCTGAATATTTTGAGTAAGGCATTATTTCTTCTTCTTTGCTGGTGACTTCTTAGAGGTTGTTTTTTTTGCTGGTGCTTTTGCAGCATTCATGTTGTCCACCAAATTTGGGTAGGGTCTTCCAGCCTTTTTAGCGGATGCCTTAGCCTTTGCTTTTTGGGCGGGAGACAACTTCTTGGATTTCTTTTTTGGGTTCTTTTTAGCCCAGACTGGTGTGGTCGTGCTTTCTTGGGCATTGTAATTAGGATTTGCTGCCATTGGTTTTACTCCTTGATGTTCGTTTAAGATGCCATTCAATATGACCATCTAACTTTTCGTCTACTTTTTCAACCTGATTGGCTACTCGCTCAAGTAGGGAGCGGGATTCCGCATGCTGTTCACTGTTTTCCTTGCGAAGTTGCTGAATTAAAACAACTAGAGGACCGCCAATAAAGGCAACAACAATTGGGACAATCCATTCCATTAGATGAGTTCCTTGCGTGCAGGAATCTTTTCAATCTTGCCCTCTTTGAATTCTGGCAAACCCTCATAGTAACGCTGGGTCTCACGGACAGTGGAATCATTCCAAGATGATTTACCTTGCGTAACCCCCTTAAATCCGAAAGTGACACTACTGACATGGCAATGGAAGCAATAACCCCTAGCGTGGTCCGTTTCTGTCTTCAAATTTCGTCCGCATTCGCATAAATTCATGATTAATCTCCTATTAAGTGTATAAATCGTTACATTGCCCCAAGTTTTGATTTTTTATGGGGCGATTGATATTAATATGTGTTAAATTCCCCGATGAAGAATCGTTCTCTTTCGGGGGTTGCCTTTGGAACCTTGCCTGCCCACCAATCCAATGTGCCCCAAGGCTTTTCATCAGAAATCTTGTATTCGGCTAACCAAACAAATTTAAGCATTTGTCTTGCTATTGCAAGCGACATAACCCTGTCATCATGGGGTGAACCATGGGTAGAGCCATTATCATCACGAACAAAGGTCTTTAACTCGGCAATGGTGTACTCGCAACGCAGTTCAAGGTCACCGTCACGGAGACTGGCATTTAGTTCATCTATTGCTAATGGCTTAGACAGTGTGGTTGTGCGCCAACCAAGCGTCTCAGAGGCTTCAGCATGTCTTTGATTAAGCCTGCGCTGTCTATAGATGTTTGGGTATTTTAATTTATTCAGCGCCGTTAGAGTGGTCAATCCGTGGTTGTTGGACTCAACACCAATAAGTGCCATATTATAGAAATACCCCAAAGGTAGTAATATTTCTTCACCAAACTTGTCGGGGTCCACATGTCCATGCCATGTTGCTACAACCAGCCCAGATTTGGCATCAATGACATGGGCAGAAGAATAGTCACCACGGGCTAGACCTTCAGCGACATCGGCTCCGATGCAATAGGTAGCCCCATATTGTGGTTGTCCCCAAATAGACAGTGGTCCGCCAGAGGATTCAAATATCCATGAGTTTACTGATTCGTCAAGTTTCTTTAAGAAACCACTCTTGGGCTTTTCCGTATCTTGGCGATTTAAAGAATCAATATCAAAGACAGGGCGACCAGAACGAATGAATGCTTCTTCTGGATTTGATGGGTATTCCTGATGCAACTGCCATGTTGGAAGTTCAGCCTTCTGCTTTTCATACCAAGACTCATCACGGTCTGTGTTTGCTGACCAAGGATAGAAGATTCCATAGAAACGGTTGGTGCCAGTCTGTGACCCATGCCAAAGATTAAAGAAGATGTTGCCTTCGCCTTTAGCCGTGGATAGACAAATAACACGACCACCAACATCGGCAATAGGTTCAATAGATGCCCATGCCTCTTCTGGGTTAGGCAAGAATGCCATTTCGTCAATGATGGCTAGATAAACGGATTCACCACGAGCAGGCTCATTTGCTGATGGCAATGATTCAATAACCGATTCATTATCAAACACCATTTTAAGAACATTGTTTTGTATTAATTCTGGACCTGCTGCCTTTAACCAATCAGGCAAGAACTTGTAGATATATTTGGTTTTACCAAGCAACTTAGTTGCCTCACGCTCGGTCTTTGAAAGCATGACTACAAAACGGTCAGGCTGAAAGAATGTCAGCCAAAATGCGTATGCGGCAGCGAGAGTGGAGAAACCAATCTGACGAGATTTAAGAACTATTGTGTAGCGCTTTTCAATCCATGCTTTGGCAGTTTCAACCTGAGCCTCTCGCAAAATAAATTGAATCCTACCCTGATTTGGATGCTTGATGTATGCGTAGTTATTGCAGAAAAAGACAAACGCTTCAAGCAGTTGTTCATCCGTTGCGTTTTCTGGTCCACGACATTTTCTAAAGTTATATTCGTTTACTAATTCTTCTAACTGCATTATGCAATGCCCTCCAACAATTCCTTCTTCTTGTTGATGAGCCTAAAAAGTAATCCTAAGAAATCTGCAGCGTCTGGCATTTCTTCCTCTAAGAATTTGGATACTGCCGCAACATCTCCAAACTCTTGATTACCAATTACGCCATACTTCTCTAAAGACGATTCCCATTCTTCTTTAACAAATTCTTTTTCTGCAATTACAACTTGTTCAAGATTAAATAAACCAGGATTTAATTGTGCGAGTTTACTAAATGTCATGTATGGAAGACGGGTCTGAATAAATTCATTCAGTTCATCTGACATTGGGAATATTCCATTAGTGCGAGTTCTTGCAGAGGTGTCTCCCTTTAAAAACTTTGCAACTTGCATGTCTGGCTGACTAGCAACAGAACTTTCTGTGATGCCGAACTTATCAACAAAGTGTTTTGCTTTTGTTGCGATGTCTTCTCTGTTTTCAAACGGTGGAACAGCAACTGCTGACCACTCAAGAATCAACTTAATTATTTCTGGCAGTGTCTCTGCTGACTGTGGAAGTTCTGCATTGTTGATGTAACTAAATCTAATTGCAGTGTCGTCACCGCCATGTTTAAAGTAAACAAGATGAGCAATACCATTTACGCTTAATACTGGCTCATAGACCTTGATGTTGTTTATGCCATCAATAAGTATTCCTTCTTCTTGTCCAACAGGAAAAAATCCACGAGGACCATAAAGAGAGTTATCGCAACGCCAGTCCTGTCCTTCTAATGTTGTATGGCATGAGTTAAGAAAAACAAATGCGCCAGACTCTTCATCATCTCTATCAGTTGTGTAGTAATCGGCAATACGCTCATATGGATTAAGAAGAATGTTCTCTTCTTCCAAACCATTTGATGCTACATAGTTGTACTTACCAATATGCTGGTAGATACTCTTAAATGCAACAAGTACTTGGTCAACACCAACTCTAAACAAATCATATTTATCTTTTTCAACTACAGCATTTGTGTGTGTTTGTCTGTGCGACAAAACAATTACTCGTGATGTTGATTTAATATTCTTCAAGATATAAAACATCTTGTAGTCTTTTATTTTTTCTAATGTAAAGTCTTCCATATTTATCCTTCGTTATGGTCCATAGTATTTAAATGTGATACCACCAGCAGTACCTGCTCCAAACTGTGAACCGCCTCTACCTACAGCAGTTCCTCCAGCAACAACGCTTCCTTGAGAACCATTGCTTTGTGTTCCATAACCGCCTCCACCGCTACCGCCGTTGAGTCCATATGCTCCACCACCTGCACCACCGTTTCCACCATTGTGCGAGTTTGTATCTTGAGTGTAAGCATTTGTTCCGTTAGCGTCTGTTCCACCGCCTCCACCACATGCGTAGTATCCACAGTCATATCCATAGTTCGGTACTGTTCCACAACAGTTTCCTAATTTGTCAAAACAGTTGCAGGTATAACTGACGATTGTGTAGAAACCATATGTGTTTAAACCACCAATATATGCTGGATTATTTCCAGTGCCAACAGCACCACCTCTACCAAATGGTAAACCACAAGTTCCTGGGTGTTCTCCTGCGCCACCTCCTCCAGCAGTCCATGTTGTAGAACCAACAGTTAAAGTTGTAGAACCACCGCTTGTTGCAGAACCAGTTCCTCCTCCACCGTTGCCAGCAGCACCACCACCTCCTACGCTTCCTGAAACAGTTTGTGTTCCAGTTGAAGATGATGTATGACTAGCAGAAAGACGATATCCTCCGCCTCCTCCACCGCCATAGTTTGCACCACCGCCTCCTCCATAAAGAAGTATTTCGTAGATGACTGGGGCAATAGGAGAATCTAAATATGGAGTAATTGATGGAATTGAAACGCTGAAAGCACCAGCAGTTGAATTTAAATAAGTTTTCAACGACCAAGTAAGAAACTGAAAGGTTTGACCAATTGTTGTTCCGATAGCATTTATAGCACGACAACGGTAATAGTAGGTCGTATTGGGGGTCAAACCAGAGGCATTGTAGTAAGCAAAGTAAGGACCCGCAGTTACTGTTACCCAGTGAACAACTGTTGAATATGAACTGAATGTAGGGCTTGTTGAATAATCAAAATAAACAGTTGTGTCGTACTTGTTTGCAGTTACATAAGCACTGAATGTAGCCCTTTCTTGGTTTACATTTGTTGCTGCTTGGGGAACTACTGTTGGTGCGAGTTTTGGGTTACTAGACCCTCTGTGTACTGCCATATCACGCTAAGTCCCCGAATAGTACATATACATTTGTTGCTAAACATGTCAGAGTTGCCACTGAAGATATTGCTCTCATATTAAGCCCAGGCGTTGCAGAAATTGTCACGCCAGCACCTGCTGCAAAAACAACTGCACCTGCTTCTCTTACAAAGTCCGCTGATTGACCAGCAGCAAATGCTGTTGTTGCATCAATAGTAATTGTTGCGTTGTTGTTTATTCTGTGAAAAACTCCTGCACTGCTAGGCGCAAGAGTAGTGCTTGCTGGAATAACAAGAAGGTTTTGAGCAAGTGCCCATGAACCTGTTGGTCCAGTAGGTCCTATAGGTCCTGTCCATCCCGTAGGTCCTGTTACTGATGGTCCAGTATCACCTGTAGGTCCAGTTGGTCCGATTGGTCCAGTGTCACCAGTAGGTCCCATGGGTCCTGTTACCGATGGTCCAGTATCTCCTGTAGGACCAGTAGCACCCGTTGCACCAGTCGCACCAGTTGGTCCTGTTGGACCTTGGTCGCCAACATTGATGGTGACAAACAAAACATTGGCATTGTTTGCAAAGCCAGTAGTACCAGTACCACCAGATGAATCCAATGTAACTGGAATCTCAACCCAACCACCTTGGTCAACTACTGCACCAGTAACATCAAATATTTGGAAGTTGTTAGAGTTACCAGAATCTTGAATAGTTATGTGGTCGCCAGCACTAAGCAACAATAAGAAAAGATGGATGTCATAACCATCAATGTCAATGTGGTCAACTTGCAACTGTGTTGCCAATAATTGGTTAGCAGTGTTGTAAGTGATACTTCCGTTGCCAGGGTCTCCTGATGTAGAAGTTGTCTTAATACTATAATCATAAAAAGAAGATGATTGCCCTTGTGGTCCTGTCGGACCCGTTGGTCCCGTTACCGTGGATGCAGCACCAGTAGGTCCTGTGTCGCCAATCGGTCCAGTCCATCCTGTCGGTCCAGTTGGACCAGTGACAGTAGATGCAGCACCTGTTGGGCCAGTATCACCAATGGGTCCAGTCCAGCCTGTCGGACCTGTGTCGCCTTGTGGACCAGTTACTCCTTGTGGACCCGTTGGTCCTGTTTCTCCTGTCGGACCTTGAATGCCCTGTGAACCAGTGGGACCAGTATCGCCTTGAATTCCTTGTGGACCAGTTGAACCTATCGGACCAGTATCTCCTGTAGGACCTGTCCACCCTGTTGGTCCCGTCCATCCTGTGGGACCTGTCCATCCCGTAGGACCAGTATCGCCTGTTGGACCAGTCGGACCCGTGTAGCCAGTTGGTCCTGTTGGACCTGTAGCACCTACCGTGAAGTAGGGCAACGAGTTCCACGCTGTTGTCCCATCTCCGATTTTTATTTTATTTGTATCTGACTCCAGTGCCATTTCACCTGCGAGCAACACAGGGTTAGCAGCAGTCCAGTTGGCTGCGGTATCTCGTCTAATCTGCAATAAAACTGCCATTGTAAAATTCTCCTATTAGTTCTTTATGGTCTCCAAGGAAACAGCCATGTAGCAGTTCCCGCAGCCCCTTGGTTTGAGTCAAAAATATAAGTAGGACCAGTTAAGGTCGCCTTGTTGTCATTTAATTTAGAATCCAGCAAATAGTGAAATTGAAGAGAGGGAGCATGTCCCCCATCTACGGCATCTTCTTGCTGGTGGTCTAGTTGAAGGGCATTTGATTCTTTTTGTAACTGAGCCTTCAGAGTGTTCATAATCTGAACATGCAAATTGGCATTTCTGCCCTCATAAGTGTTAGACCCTGGTGCTGCCCATCCTACTCTCATACTTCTTCTTCCTCTACTTCAATATCAGGAATGGGCTTTGAGTTAATCTTATTTTTACTCATTTCAACAATAAGAGTTTGAAGTTCTTCATCGGTTAATTCTTTTACTGAAGTTTCAGTCTTAATATTAATGTTCTGCTGGCTCGCCATCTGACCAGTGGCTTTCAAATACAACTCGGCACTACGAACATCACCTGCTATTCCTTTGACATATAAGGCATCTAGGAGGGCTTGTGAGCGTTCTGGAGACTGGGTAAGCCCCTTGACAGCCAACTCCCATCTTTCTTTGAAATCTTTACGCTTTTCCCATACCTGCAGAGTATTAAAGTGAATACCATGGTCTTCTGCCCATGCCTTCTTGGTATTGGGGTTGCGGGATTCCTTGGGGGTGATTAGCCACTCCAAGTATTCTTCTTGTTGCCTTGTGAGCATCATGCGTGCTTCTTTTGCCATAAATTTATCCAATGCTTCCTTCGTATGGTGAAATTGTGATTATCCCTACTATTAGGCAAGACCATTACATTTCGGGGATTACGAATTATTTTTATGTTGACAGTATCTTTGAAAAGGGGGTGGGGGGTGTAGAAAATAATATGATGAGTGATTGATGATGATAGCAATGAATAGTAACAATAGGGTTTTTGAATAATCTGTATCGCCATGGGTAGGTATAGTATCTAATTATATAGGTGGGGGTAGGGGACTGGGGGGTACCCCCTTACTTACTGGCTAGTACTGACTGGTACTGACTGACTGGTATGGCATTGGGTATTGGGTATGGCATTGCATCCCTACTATGCATTAGTGCTTATGTCTACTCTCTATACCTAGTAAGCAATAGTCCTTGTTCTTTGCGGGCGACCAATCTAATCCGTCTTGTAGTTAAGCCGCCACTCACAGTGATGATAATGAGAATCAATGAGAATGATTAACCCTTTAGGGGAACGCAGTAGTTAAATTAAAGAACTACTTCCATTTGTCAATAGGACAGAATGCATGAGGTAGTTTGACTTTGGCGGGCATAAAGCAAAAACACTTGGAACATTGCTTGGTAATCATGTAGTGCTCGCAGGACTCACAGACCTCTAGTCTTGTGGCTGCTACAGCATCGTCTACATGGTCATGTGTAAGTAGGTGCCAGGGTAATGCTGGACCATGCATCTCACTCATTGGTTAAAGACTGTTGTAGTGCTAGGTGCTTTACTACCTCTAGGCAATAGAGCATTGTTGCCATTGGCATGTTTGATTCCCATTTGATGTTGCCGTCATCTAGGGTAATTGTTATTTGCGGCGTTTCATCTGCCATGTTGTTCCTCCGTTTAATTTATCCGATAATAGAAGCAAGGGCTAAGGTAAGCACCCTAACCCCCACTCCTTTGCACGAAGACAATTGCAGCCCCAGGTTAAGCACCCAATACTATAATTGTTTTATTTAAGTTGTCAAGCATGTTGCCATGCCCGTCTTGGTCACTTGACCGAGAACCATAACCACCGATAATGGGGCGGGGAAAGAACCTCTGGAATGAGTTAGCAAAAGGACCAGAGGGAGGAAGCCCACACCCCACTACCGTGGTGGTAAGCAAGTACCCTCCCGAATGACTTAACCCCAATCCCTAAAGAAAAGCATTCGTACTTGCTATGAATCTATTATAGCAGTAATAGTAAGGCATTGCTAGTAAAAACACAGGAAATCTTTGGAATATTATTGAATCAATTCCTGACTAAGTAGGTAGGGTTTAATTGTTGACTAATCCGATAGCAATTACAGGGTTTAACTTTAATTACTACCCTACAGTAAGGAAAGCATTCCCCTATCCCAATATGTGAGATGACTCGGCAATCAATATTCACCAAAGCCAATAGTAGTAAGGGTTTTAGTTATCCACCACTCTCAGTGACCATTGCCTACTCTGTGTAGTAGTACTACCAAGCATTGTTATTCCCTCTATTAGTAATTACCTTCTTAGTAAGCATTATTGTGTGATTGTTTTGCGGCGATTTTGTTATCCGTGGATGGTTATAACATCTGGATAGATTTATCTAAAGCACTCTTAATCTGATTAAAATAATATTATCTAACCCGATTTTCTTTTTAGTTACTTTGTTTACATTGTTGACTAAGTTAGTAGGATTTTACTTCTTGCGGGATTTCTAATCTCTCTAGTTACAAGGGCTCATGACCGCCCCGCACCTTCGGTGCTCCTAGGTCTAGTGTCTTTTGCTTCGCAACGACACCTGTAGATTGAGTAACTATAATATTATTCTTACTATTTTTATTTAACTTGCTTCTAGATATATACATACTGAAAGAAAAAGAAAAAAGAGTAAAAAAGAAAAAGAAATATACTCTCTAGATAAGTATATGTATATGGCTTCCCCCCACTGTTTATCAGCCCTAAAGTTAATGCTGAATGGTCGCCGTAGCCAAGATTTTAAGCCGACACCAAGTTATTCTTTTTCCTTCCTCCATTAGCAAATGATGTGCGCCACTACATCGTGCTTGGACATGGGAGGGGAACCCGTTTCCGAAGTGAATAGCATTACCCTAGAGGAATATCCCAGCATCAGTCCTATTTGCTGGTCCTTGGGGGAATTAGCCCGTGCTTGCCCTGTCGCTTCCCAGCGAGGGGGTCTTGCTAACTTGTATCTCTAATAGTACACGATGCTGTTACCTAATGCACAACATCTGACCGAATTTCTTTTACTTTTTGTTAAGACGATTCTTCTTGTTCTGATGTCTTGTTGCTGCACGCTGTGCTGATGCCAGAAAGTCTTTATCCGACATCTTCTCCCACTTGGTGCTTATCTTGTTCGTTTTGTATTTGCGTGCCATGTTCTCTTTACAATTTGTTAAGCAGTGCTTCAATGAGTTGTGCGGTTTCGGCATCAATATCGGTGCCGTAGTCCTTTTGCACTACTCGCAATACTCTCCACAGGTCGTAGAGGACTGCATCCTTCATTTCTTGCTCGGTCAGTTCCATGTTGGACTCCTTACTAGGGGATGACATCAGTGTAGCAGATAACTTCAGACCATGTTGTAACTCTCCAAAAGAAATCTTAGAAAGTTCTGTGCATTAGGAATCAATATGTGTTACTATGTATGTATGCAGGAAAGGAAGCCTGCAGATTTAAACGAAGGATGGTTTTTATGCCAAAGAAATATGACAAAGACCAGGACAGAATCAACGAGAATGTTCTGGAAGACGACAACGGTTGCTGGATTTGGCAACTGGGTCTAGACAACTGGGGCTATGGTATGTCCCGTATTAACGGTAAGCAAGATAAGGCTCACCGTGTTGCTTATAGGGCTTTCATTGATGAGATTCCTGCGGGCAAGTCAGTGCTCCACATGTGTGATGTGCGTGCCTGCGTCAATCCTGACCACTTGTACTGCGGTACCCAGAAAGACAACATGCGTGATGCCATTGAAAGGGGTCGCTTGAACAAGACAAGAACCCGACTCACCGTGGAGCAGAAGAAGCAGTTGACTGTTCTCAAGGCCAATGGTGCAACCAAGGCTGAGATTGCCGAGGTATTCGGTGTAGCACAACAAACAGTACAGAGATATTGGAAGGATTACAATGCCAAATAAATTTAACAAAGCACAGCATAGAAAGCCAAAGGATGACCATCACAAAAAGGCAGGTAAGTTAATTATCCGCAAAGCCGATGGCACCGTAGAAGAAAAGCCAGCCATGACTAGGGCAGAAGCAGAAAAGATTATCTATGGAAAGTAATTACAAATACCGAGTTGCAGTAGTGTCAATTTGTAAAAATGAAGAACAATTTATTGAACGCTGGGCAGAAAGTGCAAAGGATGCTGATGAAATATGGCTACTTGATACTGGCTCTACTGATTCTAGTGTTGAACTTGCTAAGCGTAAAGGTGTAAATGTTTTAACTAAGACATTTGACCCATGGCGTTTTGACCATGCTCGCAACCATCTATTGGAACTTCTTCCTCCTGATATTGATTATGTTATCAATTTAGATGTTGATGAAGTGCTTGTTGCGGGCTGGCGAGAAGCATTGGAGACAGTGCACCCCGATGTCACTCGTCCACGCTACAAATATGTGTGGTCGTGGAAGAACGAGGAGACTGGCGAAGAGGGACTTGTGTACCAAGGCGACAAGATTGTTAGCAGGCATGGCTACAAGTGGAAGCACCCCGTTCACGAGGTGATGATTCCGCAGGACGGCATGCAGGAAGTGCAGGCAACTGTTGAAGGTTTGGAGATTCATCATCATCCCGACAGCACCAAGTCACGCAGTCAGTATTTGCCACTATTGATTCAGGCTGTTGCCGAAGACCCAGAAGATGACCGCAACACCTATTACTGCGCTAGGGAATTATATTTCAATGCACAGTTGGAAGCATCGGTTAATCTATTTAAAACGCACCTGAGCCTTCCTAGGGCACAATGGAGACCAGAGAGAGCATGGTCTATGCGCTACATCGCAAAGATGATTCCTGCTGAGCGTGAGCATTGGTTATTGCGTGCCGTTGCTGAGTACCCAGAAGGTCGTGAGCCATGGGTTGACTTGGCAAAGTTCTACCACGAAAAGCAATGGTGGGCATCCTGTTACTTTGCAGCGACTCGTGCCCTTGCTATTGAAAGCAAACCTCTTCTATACTTGAATGAAGAAGAAGCATGGTCATATTTGCCATGGGATTTAGCGGCACTTAGTGCTTATCACTTAAAAATGTATGACAAAGCAGTTGAATTAAATGAACAAGCATTACTATTAAATAAAGAAGATGAACGACTCGTTAAGAACCACCAGTTCTACATGATGAAGTTCTATCCACAACTACAACAAAAGAAGGAAAGTTAAAAATGACCGAGATTTACTATGATAAACTTGAAGAAGTAGATAAGACGCTAGACGAATTAGTTGATTTAAAGGACGCAATGTATAAGCGTCTAGTAGCAGAGCGCAACTCTGCCGTTGCAGAAGTAATGGCTGAGTTCAAGCAGAAGGTTAGATACCTTCAGGCTCGTTTTGACCAGAGTGCAGAGCGAGTACTAAAACAACTGGGAGACACAATCCCAGATGAAGTCAAGGAGAAATTAAATGACAACAAATAAAGAATTAACCACAGCACACAAGGACCAAGCACTCAAGGGTGTTGCCCTCGGTGCACTTACATGGGTTGCCGTGAAACTCGGCGTATCAATTGAAGTTGTTGCAGTTGCATTGCCAGTTGCTACAACAGCACTATCATGGGTATCAACCAAGATTGGTGACGAAGGAACCGCTCTGTTGCTTAAGTTTGCGACAGACTTTACAAAGAAAGGCTCTAAATGAGCGACAATACACAGCGTGCAATTATCGCACAGACGAGTGCAAAGATTGCATCCGAGTTGATGGTGCACCTAAATCCAAAAGGCAAAGATGATTTGCTGGATAAGTTCCATGATATCTTCAGGTCAGTATTTCATGAGATTAATACTGTTGTTCACACTGATGAAAAGCCAGAAGGTAGGCGTATTCCTGTTTTAAAGCAGGAAGATATGCAGATGAAACTCTCAGAGTACACAGCAATGGCGGGTTCTGCTACCACTAGCGACACCATCACATCAGAAGACATCGGTCTTAGCCCAGCGAATCCAATTCCAGTCAAGAAGATGAAGCGTAATTGGTCAGATGATGGTGAAGAGGGCACCCTTAAAATTAAAGGAAGCAATGAACCAGCACCAGCGTGGTTGATTCGTGCCGCTGCAAAGGATGGGGTCACTGAAGTGTTTGACAACCGTCCTAACAAAATAGATAACCCCAAGCGTCCTGATTATGTATCAACTGGTGTAGACAAGAAGGCTTATTGGGCACCCAAAGAACGGTAACCCTGTTCCTAAGGAATTCTAATGAAACGCATCGTTAAAGTCATACTGGGCACCACTGTGAACATGGCATTTACAATTGCTGGCATGGTGATTGTCCAGTTGACTTTATCGGGCGACACTCAGCGCATTGCTGGGTATGCCAATGGTGCGGCATTGCTCGCAACCTATGGCTTGGCAATATATAGGGAGTTTAAACATGGGAGTGAAGAGACATAAGTTTGTTATTGAAGGCAAACCAAAAGTAAAAGGTAGACCAAGGTTTACAAAAAACGGTAGGGCTTACACCGACTCTAAAACAAGAGAAGCCGAACAAAACATTAAAGATGCATATCTGGATAGTGAAGGTCCTGTGTTTACCTCTCCAGTGAGTATTAATATTACTCTCTTTAATGACCGCACAGAAGTCGTCATAACAGAAATGGACTGTGCGTTCTCCACCCTACGAGGTGATGTTGATAACTATGTTAAGTCAATCCTTGATGGATTGCATGATGTCGCATTTGGCAATGACAAGATTGTTCAAGAGTTGCATGCCGTTAAGATGCCAAAGATTGGTGGTCCCAAATGATAGAGGGATACCAACCAGACTGGGACATTGAACATAAGCCCAATAGAAAAGTTAATTGGAAAAATGATTTAGCAATTGGCAAGAAGGGTGAGCAGATATTTGCTGATTTTCTTGAATCATTTGATAAAGGATTATTTGAAGTGAAGTTTGACCAGTATCGCAACGGCAGGATGGTCATTGAAACAGAACAGAATCCACGCAAAAAAGGATGGAAACCATCTGGCGTATCAATAACAAAAGCAGAATGGTTTATTTATATTCATACTGAAGGTTCTTTTAATGCAATAAATGTTAAAAGGTTAAAGAATTACTTAGCAAAAAATGATAAACTAGTATTAAAGAATTTCGCTACTGGAACTGAGAATCCGACAAGAGGATACTTACTATTAGTAGAAGATGTTCATGAGTTAATGAACTCAAAAGATTATGATTAGGAGAAAATAATGACAAGAAAATACCCATATTATCCAAGTTTTGATGGAAAAAAGGCAGGAGCAGGCACAGAGTGGTTTGTTAATGCGTGTTCTCGTAGATGGAAAACCAGCAACATGGGAATTTATTCAGCCCGATTAATGCGTAACTCGCACACAGCAGGCAAGAAGATTGGTGACCCAGGAATGGAAAAGTGGTTATCAGTCCATGCTACTGGTGCTGCTGCCGACATCGGTTATACAGACCGCAAGATAGGTGTGGAGATGTGGAACTGGTTCCTTAAGTATGCAAAGGAACTAGGCATTGTAGAGATTCATGACTACGCATATGATGCTGACGCAAGTGATAAGAAGCCAGGATATGGTCGTGGTTTCAGATGCTCAAGAGGCGAAGGCGAAAAAGGCGTAAAGATTTATAACGCCAAAGAAAATGCTGGCTCATTCGGTGGTAAGTGGATACACATTGAACTAGAGCCTGAGTTCGCTAAGGATGCAACCAAAATGGAAGCAGCATGGCGAGCATTACCAAAACCTGGGGAGGTTAAATAATGAATGATAATTATCACTACGCACAGATGATACTGACAATGATTGTAACAGTCTGTCTTGTTTATCTGGCACTGAACAACTTCGCATTGTTTTTAGCAATGGCGACATTCCAGTTGGTGCTTTTGGGCATCGTTATCTGGAGGAGTAATCGTGAAATTCCAAATGGAAATAAACAATAACAAAGAGATTCCATTTGAACCCTCTCAAATGCGATTTTTACCGCAGACTCAGGATATCCCTGTCTACTTCTTTGATGACCAAGATGAAGGTCTCAGCGAACTAAGAGAGATAGTTAAAGACTGCGTAGAGTATCTATGTCCCCAAGATAGATTTATCATTGAAGCCATTTACTACGAGCAAGTTACTTATGAGGTCCTCGGTGAAAGGCTCGGTGTGTCTAATGTCCACGCATGGCGCTTAGCCAAAACTGCAATAAAAAACCTTCAATGCCAGTTGCTTACTAATGAATATGTAACTGATTATTTAGACTTAGGCGGGGGCGATGAAGAACAATGACGACTGGATAAAAGTATTTAACATAGAAGATTTTAGAGAACTTTCTGAACGCATGGAAAGAATACTCTATAATACTGAGAACGGTTTTACTGCGACAATGTTTTGGACTATTGACCAAGCCATTACCATGGTCCAGTCTTACCACAATTCCCGTGGCGACTTCCCAGATGAAGAATCATGGAACTTTGTGGAGGACTTTGTAGAAGCGTTCATTGCTTTTTTGGAAGACTACCTAGACGAAGAAGGAATTGACTACCGTGATGGATTATGAATCAAAAGAATTCAAATGGTGGTTACATTTTTTAGGTGGTCGTGCACTGATAATGGTGTGGTATTTAACGAATTTGGATAAAAAAAATGCTAAGCAAAGACCCCAGTGAATGGGAAAGAAAAATAAGAAGGGGCGGCCAGAAGAAGGATGACTTCGTAAAACTCGCAAGAGAGTTGCCCATTAAACCATTAATGGATTTATTCTTTGAAGATACGCCAGTGCAAGAGATTGCAGACAGACTCGGTATTACTCCTGCAACAGTCCGCAAATGGCAGAAAGACCCTGACAAAACTATCAACTATAATATTGCAGACCGCATTGCCATCAAGGGCTTGGGTATGCATCCCGCTAATGTATGGGGTGAATTGTGGTGGGTGCCAGAGGGCGAAGACCACACATGGGCGTGGAAGTACATTGATGACCCAGACTACTGGGCTTAACAGCGAGTCTTAAATCTTTTTACTATTGTTAATTTAGATTTGCACACATACTTACTTATGTATTTATGATGCTTTACACAGCCCCATCCAAACACTCCTACTGGTGGTCTAAATGTTCCATTTTCGTGGTGACCTTTGAATGCTATGCGGTCTGCTATTTCCACCTGTTGTCGTGCCGTCTTGCCTGTTGCACTGCGTGAGGTACTAAACCATCGCCATGTTCCACGATAGATTCCTAATCCCCCTGTGTATGACTTGGTTGAGTGATTCCAATTGCCTCCAGTTTCACATTGAGCAAGCGCATCGTAGAAAGCATCTGGCAGTACGCCTTGATACTTAACCCTTGGACCTACGGGGTCCGCTTTTACTCCCTGGGCTGGGAGGATGAAAAATGTCAATATGAAAAAAGACAATAGAAATCTACGCAATAATCTCTCCTATCGCTAGGTTGGCAAGGGGACGGAAGTCCTAGGGCTTCTCGGAGGAAGCCTCATCCCCTTCTAAATGGTCTGGGATACCGTTGTTATTCTTATCCTCAGACTTCTTACCCTTCATGCCGTTAGCAGCAACAATGCCACCAAGCGAGCCTGTCAGGAAGACTGTGATTGTTTTAAGCAGGTCAATGAATTCTTTATCATTAGGTGCTTGTGCGCCAATTGGCTGTGTTACAAACACGAGTGCATACACCATCGCTAATACAGATACTGCAAAGATGAATGCAAGCGTAACGCCTACTCCAAAGATGAGACGAGCATGTAACTCTTCTCCTGTATAACGCTTTTCTTTATTTCTCATGGTGTTGTATCTCCTACTAAATCTTTAGTGCATGTGCCAGATGCTTCACATATTGGTGGATTACATTCTGCGGCTTCCCAGTTTGCTGGGTCTTGACATGGGTAGCGATAACCACCCTGCCAACCACAGCCAGTAAGAATAAGTGCAAGGCTAGATATTAATATTATTCTTTTCATTATCTACCTTGACTTCTTAAGTACTCTTCGTAAGCCTTAAGTCTATTGAGTTGCTCATACCTTGCAGCATTCTCTTGGTCTGGAGTTAGTGTTGTTAGAGGACTACCAAACAAAGATGCAAGTGCCCTGTTTTGTGCAGCAGATGGACCAGCCTCAGATGGCTTTTTAATTCCAAAAACATCTTGAAGGAATTGTGGTCCAGGAAGGTCTGTTCCTCCAACGACTGGAGTAGCATAACGACCAGCAAGACCAGCAGGAGGAAGTGCTTGTTCAACAAGGTTAGAAATAATGTCTGCACCTTCAAGGTTGCGACCACTGTACAATTCTCTTCCACCAATTGTGGAAATTAAGTTTGCAAATGGCATTGCGCCAAGAAGGTCTCGTGGACTAATTGCACCTTGCTGAAGTGGACTTGGAGAACCAGCACCAGGAAAACCAAAGTCTGGCTTTACATAAATGTTTTCACCAAATGGAGCCTTAAATGCACCAGCCTCTTTCAAATATGATGGAAGTAAAGCACTATCTCCTTTTTCATCTTCAAAGTTTTTGCGGAAGTTATTGTATTTATTGTAAATACCAGGATTTGTCCACATATTTGCATACTGCAATGGCAAGTTGCGTGACATCCACATCCAGAACGGAATAAACAATTTTGCTGATTGGTCAGCCATTGATAGGTCTTCATAGTCAAGTAAAAAGCGTGAAGTTCTATCTGCAGAATCAAGTGCACTGTAGCCTTGACGGATACCATCGTATGTCATGAGGAAGCGTGAGTAGCGTTCAATAAAAGCACCTGCACGGCGTGATGTTCGTGGTACTGCACCAGCAATTTCACCTGCAGTTTGACCGCTAAGAGGTACAGTTCTGCCACCAACTACTGGTAATACCTCTGGAAATCTAGCAATTGGAGTTCTTCTTTTTGCAACGGGCAGTCTAGTTTCGGTACCCTTAGTAACACCACTTGTTTCACGACCAGTAAAACCAATAGTTTCTGGAACAGTCTTTCCAAAAACTTCTTCAATGTCTCCAAATCCACCAGCACCAGACGCAATAATTGCTTCTCTGAATGCTTGCTTTTGTGCAGCAGGCTTATTTTTAACTGCATCAGTAGCCAAGAAAAGGTCGGCAAGTACATCGGGTTCCTGTAGTTGACGATAAATATTAACTGGTTTGCCCAGTACTCTTTCACCTTCATTAGACAAATAATCTGCAAGGAAGCGGGTGTCACCAACTGGAACAGACCTGTTAAATATTGCATCTTCAGCAATGCTTTTTAGGGTATCAATATCAGTGAGTTCAAGTCCCAAAATCTTTGCTGCCTTTTTGCGTGCAGCGACATCATCTGCAAGAAGCACAAGACCAACAAGGTCATTTGAAACTTCACGCCCTGTTGCATATTCTTTAAGGAACTTTTCCCATTGGTTTAACCACACAGTTCCTTCGGTTAAATATTCAGCCTTTGCACCGCCAGCAGCCAATTGGAAAACATTAGATAAAAAGTTTCTGGTATGGAATCCAGGGGTAGAAGTAACCCAAGTTTTAAGGAATCTGTTATAGTTCCTCATCCATCTACGCCATACTTGAGCATCCTTTGGATTCTTAAGTCTACGAACATTTGCATAAAGTTTAGCAACTTCTGCTTTAGCATAAAGGTTTGGAACAACGAGGTTATCAAGTGCTACAAAAGCATCTTCAACAAGATTTACCATAGTTGCTAATTGCTTAGGATTAATATCATCTGTTAAACGACTTAGTTGTTCTTGAGACAACGCAAGAAAATCATTAAAAAGCACAAGTTCATCACTCAGTGCATCTTGAACTACACTTACTAAATCCTCGTCAACAAACCCCATTGCTCTTGCATTGCCTATAACTTCAACAATTTGCTGCATCTTTTGTGCTTCAGAAATTGCTTCATCTAAAGCGGCACGGGCAAAATCATCACCTGTTGCAACTTCTGTACGGCTTAGGCGTGTAATTTCTCCAGTAAGAGCACCAGAAAGTTCATCAATTAGGTCATCTGACCATGTTTTTATTCTGTCCAAAAACAATATTTCATTAAATGCTTCTCTAAACTTAACTGTGTCAAATACTCCAGGAATACCACCCAAATCATAAAGACCTTGTGCTTCATATTCTTTCATGACATCTGCAATGTCAACCATTTTTTCTGCAGTAATTCCCAGTCTTGAAGCAATTGGTCTTGCATCATCAAGAGTGTCTATTGCTAAAATATCATTAGCAAGTTTTGCCCATTCTTCATCTGCCAAATCATCAAGATAACGCTTGCTAATTAATGTACGGCGTGCAAGGGTAGTGCCAGCATTTTCTTCTTGTGCAATTCTACGCAAGAATGCATAATCATCTGCAAACTTTCTAGACCACTTTGTAATTACTGCTCTAGCATTTGTATCAAAGAAGTTTCCTTTGAACCCTCCTCTACGAGCAAGTTCATTTAACCAAGAAATACCTTTATCAAGGTCTTCTTGCAGAAGTCTCTTCCCAAACCAAACTTTACCAACAGCAAGTGGATTTAAGATGTTTTGTCCAACCAATGGTGCATCCTCTAAGTCAAGTGCACGAAGAGCAGCATTGGCATCTGGACTTGTTCTTTGCAACCACAGTACTGCTTTGTCGGTGAGAGCCTGTGGAAACCAAGCCCTCCCCATCATGCCAGCCGCAGTAGCCATATCATCAACTGCACCAGCGTCAATGCCAGTAAAACTGAGTACTCTTCCAAATTCATCACGAAGGTCTTTAATCTTAAGAGCAAAATCTGCTTCAATTACATTAACGCCGAACCTATCTACAATTTCATCAACTGTTGTAAGGTCATCAAAATCTGGGCTTTCAAGAATTCTGTGTACAGTGTTGTAATACTTTCTATATTCTGGTGCCGCAAACAATGAATCAATTCCAATTTTAATTGTTTGTTCAGATGACCTCTTTAGTGCACGATAACCTTTATCCTCAGCAAGACGGTTCAATGCTTCAACGGCATCACTACCTTTTAGAGAGCCAGAGCGAAGACCAGTACGCCAGTTGTAGATATATTCAGAACCATACAATCCACCTTCGCCAATTGGTGTGGTGTACTTAAGAGCCTTTCCGCCAAGTTTGGTACCAGTAAATCCTTTTGCTAATTGCTTTCCAAGAATTGGTACTTGCACCACTTTTTCTCCACCTACACCAACACGACCAGCAGTTACAGCCCTGCTAATGGGGGATGTAAAAGCAGCAGTTTTGGGAAGGGAGATTTTTGCTCTACCAAGACCCCAACGCAAACCCCCAGGAGTTGACAATGTATCTGCGACTGCACCTCTAATAGCAGAATTACCACGAGTTGCAATATCTGCAATTACATCATCAGTAATGGTATCAATAAAGTTTTGAGCACCACGAGTTACAATATTATCAACTCCAGGATTATCAGCAATAATCTTAAGAGCATCATCTCTTAATTCACGAACTGATTGAGCAAGACCCTCTCGTGCCTTTGCGCCAAGTTGACGGCGTGGAGCAACAGCACTGTATCTAGCGGCAGCCTTTTCTGCTTCTTTGACAACCGCTTTATTTCCGCCTCTAACAGCAGTAGATGCACCTTCTGCAACAATGCCCTTAGCAAGAGTTGTTGCTTCTTTTGCAGTAATTTTAATACCACCTGATGCCGCAGCATCAAGAATGTCTTTAGTAACTATTTTTGTAACTTGTTTAGCACCTGCTGTTTCAATATTATTTGCTGCCTTAATGATTAGTTGTTCACCAAGATTTTCTCCAGCGTCTCCAAATACTTTCATACCAGATTTTACAAATGCTTTTGCTGGTATAGATGTTCCCAATGAGAAATAGGTAGTAGGGTCAAGAATAACATCACCACCAAACCCAACAAAGCGGTCTACCCATTTGTTGCCAGTTTGAATTTCTTGGATTGAACCAAATCCATAATCACTAAACTCTGTAGGTGAACCAGCCTGTCCAAGGAATTCTCTCCAAGAACCAGAAAAAGTTCTAGTATCAGTAGTCTTTTTTACATTGAGTGTTGCATCAGTTAGAATTTTATCGGCTGATATTTCATACTCTTTAAGAATTTTATCTTGCTCTTCTTTTGTAGTAGCAGATTGAACTCTGGGTTCATATACAGCCTTTAAATCATTTAATTGTTTTTCATATTTTTTATCAATTGGTGTATTTGCAATTTCTTCCCAGTTGATAATGACGGCATCGCCAGGTTTTGCAATAGGCTTACCAGTTTGTTTATGCGTAGGAATATAATCGGTAGCCTCATAGCGTTGTGCGCCCCTGAATCCTTGACCTGTTTCTTCAAAAGCAGATGGGACAACACGACTTACATATCCCCAAACTTTTAATGGCAAGAATGCTTGTTCGGTAATTAAACCAGCAGTATTGGTGACACCACCCCATGCCTTGCTCCACAGTGATTTACCTTTAGGCTTGGTTTCACCAGACTTGACTTTTGCTATTTCTCTTTCAGACAAGTTTCTAGTTAAGGCATTTTCGTATCTCATTATGTCTTCACTAAGTCTCTGAGACAGTGGCACTGTGGTTGTCGTTGTTGGACCTACAACTCTGGGTACTGTGGTAGTAGTGGTAGAAACGGCAGTAGTAGGGGTGGTAGGAATGCTGGGTACTGTAGTTGTAGTAGTAGGAACAGAAGTAGTAGGAGTACCAAAAATAGCCTCCCATTCTGGGTCAATAGTTGTAGGAGGAGAAGGGGGAGTGGTGTCGGTTGTAGAAGGCTTGCTAGCCTTTACCCTCTTTTTGTCAGCCTCTTCAGCCTTGCGGAACTGAGCAGCAGATGCAGTCTTTTGCTTTGCCAATTGTGCCAGCGCCTGTGGATTTACCTTTTTACTTGCCATACATATAGTCCTTTTTGTTACCCTCGTGACCTAATTCTCTGCTGTGCAGCAACAAGAAAAGGAGTTACTCCCGATGATGAAATCTTTTTATCAATAGCCCTGCCTAGACCAATCGCATAATCTTTTGTTCTAGCAGTTGCTTCTGCATCAGATACGCCACTTTTAATTAATTTGGCTTTGTACTTTGCTGACGAATCTTTAATATATTTAGCACCCTGTGTAAGAACATCTCCAGTGCCAGTCTTCGCATATTCTTCAAGTGAGGCAAACCTTTTTGATGGGTCTGGAAGACCATAATCCTTCCACCAGTTAGCACCAGATTGAGTAGTAAAACTCTTTTCCGCAGCATTCTTTTGTTTCCAAATTTCAACAAGGTCTGTGTAGTACTGGTCTTTTCCATATCCATCACCAAGACCTTTTGCATTTTGAGCAATGCTCCTGAGACTGGTAAATTTAAGATTAGGCTTTGCTAATTCTGTTTTTGTATAATTATTTAATTCATCAGTACCATTGTATGTTTTGATTGCAAAATAATCTGGAGCATTAACTTTGTACCATTCATCTTGCGTGTAAGTAGTTGGTATTTTTTTACTTCCAGTAATGCGACCAAAAACCGTATACTCAGCAGCCTTGAATGGGTCATTATACTGAGTTACATAGTCTTTGTAAATATTATTCCAATTGACTTCAGCCATGATTAGTACCCCACTAGTGCTCTAAGTGCATCCTCAAGCGCCTGCCTACGCTGAATTGCAGCCTGCTCAGCAGAAAGTCTGGTCTGACCAAACTGACTACGAATACCAGTTTCAGCAGTTGCACGCTGTGTTGCAAGGTTTGCAAGTGCAGCAGACTGTGCAAGAGACAACTGATTACCAGTAGCAAGACGAGCCATACCTTCTTCAGCAAGGCGTGACTGCTGTCCTGCAGATTCAGCAGTAGCAAGAGTATTTAGAAGTTGGTTGTAGTTAGATGCTCCACCAGTTGCAGCAAGATTTGCAAGTTGAACTGCAGCATCAGTCCTACCAGTAGGAACTCCCTGTGCACGCTGATAAGCCTGAAGTGCATTATCCATTGGTGATGCAACAGCACGAGTAGCACCTGCATAAGCAGTAGGTGCATTCTGTGTGAGCCAGTTTCTTAATGCGTCATAGCCAGCAGTTGCCTGTTGAGTTCCAGTTGTGTATGCAGTTTTAACATTTGTAATAGCAGGAGCAAACTGTGTATCTAATGCTCCAATTTGACGAGTTTCTTCTTCTCCAACTTTTGTGAGTAAAGCATCAATTGGGGCACGATATCCAGTTCCACCAAGAAGACCTCTAATGTAGTCAGCCTGTGCACGGTTGCGCCTTGCTGTTGCTCTATCCTGTGCCGCCTTATAACTTGTATTAATACCTGCTGCACTAGTTGCTGCTCCACCACCACTAGAACCAAAGTCTAGACTAAAGGTAAAATCACCAGCATCTGATTCACCTGCAGTGGTGTCACTAGCGCCCATTGGCTTTGGACTAAATGCTGGAGCATTCGCTCGCACGGGTGCAAGTCGTGGTGATGCAGGACGAACTGCTCTACCTGCACTTTGTGGTGCCGATGCACCTCTGTCGTATCTAATTACTGCCATTATTTTCTCCTATATACCTTGCAGTGCTCTTGCATCTGCTGCAATGTCTGCTGCTTTTTTGCGTTCAATTTCAGCAAGAGTATCCTCATATTCTTGCTTGTAACCTGCTTGACCAAGGTCATAACCTCTTAATGTGCCAGCCAAATCTTCTCTTGCATAGCCAAGGTTTCTTGCTCTCTGTGTTGCGTAGTCGCTAAGTGCCTTTGAATAAACACCAGACTTAACGCCTGAACCTTGTAGTCCTCGTCTACCATAACTTGCTGTTAGTCGTGGAACTTCCTTACGAGCGCCAAAGGCTGCTTCTTCTAATTCAAGGATTGGGCGTTGTCCACGGGTCTCTGCTAAATAACGATTGTAGGTACCCATTGCCGAACGCTGTGCGTAACTGGCTAGTGCCTGTCTCCTTAATGCTTCATATCTTGCTGGGTCGTATGCCATGGTTTTCCTTCTTATGCTGCCTTGATGATGTAATTCACTGCGTAGTAAGGCTGGTAGTAATCAGTGTGTGTGGTTGCGTTGACCACATTGTTCATTGTTGCCGAACCACTTGTCTGAGTGAATGATGCGCCAGATACGCTTACTCCAGCGTTTGCTGAATCAGTTGTGAATATGTGTTGGTGAACCTGAGTCCCTGTAAAATCAGTTCCAGTACTACCAGTACCAGTTGGGTTGCCTGCAGTACCACTTGTTCCATGTCCGTGAGTTCCAGATGCAATTCCCTCAACAGTTTGAGCATGGTTGTGTGAACCAGTAAATCCAGTATTTGCACCATGTGTATGGTCTCCACCAGCAAGAGTAACTGCGACTGTACCTGCAACAGTTACTGATGCAACGGTGTTTGGGTGAGAGTGAGCAGGAAGGTCATTGAGACCAATCTTTCTAGCACCACCTGATGTTCTTACTGCAACAGTACCGCTTGCACCCATAGGTACACGCTCTCTAAGGTCAGGAGTAGTAGCAGTATTGTTGAGAACTGCATAAAGTGCTGGATAGGTAGCCGAACTGAATGCTGCACCATCGCAAAGTAGCCAACCACTGGGGGCAGTATTGCCTGCATAAGCAATGATTGAACCTGTTGGAACCAGTGCTTCTTGAACGGCAGCAGCCAACTTTGCAAGAGTTACTGCGTTACCTGCAATCTTTGCTCCAGTAACGGCATCGTCTGCAATGGTATTTGTACCAATTGCACTAGCGTTAAAGTTTGTCCCCGCCTGCAATGCGTCAACAAACGATGCTATAGCATTGAAGTTAGAGTTGTGTTGAGCAGCAACAATTGTCTGCCCATCTGTGAATGAATATGGAATGGTAATTGCCATGATTATGTACCTCGGATTTTTCTGCGCTTATATTTATATGCGATTGAGTTCAGTCCCCATTTTCTTCCTGGGGCTGTATTTGGCGTAGTGGAATCTGGTCCGATAAATTCAAGTTGAACTGCGAATCCTCTGCCAAGTGGCGAAATGCCTCTTCTTTTAAGAATTGAACCTTGAGTGCTAGTACCATAAACAGATGTACCCCAAATTCCAGTACCATAAAGACCGCCAGTGCCAGTACCGTTTATGACAATTGTGCGACCTTGCCCAGTAGGTTCTGCTTCATTAAAATTCTTATAGATATTAAGTTTAATATTAGTTGTTTGTTCAGTTTCTCTAAAAACATAATATGGACGAACAAATGTCTTTAACTGAACATAGCGATTGTCATCAAACCAACTGGTTGTGTATTTAGTTAAGAACTTTCCAGTAGGAGATACAGTTCCAGTTACTAGTACATCATCATTGACATTTGTGTAATCGTCTACTGAATAAACAAATGCAAAGTCATCGTCTGGACAAATCATTAAATAGAATGCGTCATCTTGTGCATCACGCCAATCGCATCCACCTACTAAACCAAAGCCGTCAATAGGCACTGGGGTTGCATCGTCTGACAATCGTGGAGAAGTCTGGAACATGGCATATGCACCACCACGACCAATCGTTGGGTCATAAACAAGATTTACTGATGGATATGTAGGAGGTGTGCCTTCGTCAATATCACGATATGGAAGCGACAACCAAAGACGCTGATTAACCCATGAACAAGAAATAGACGCTAGACCTGCTGCATTAACTTCATTGTTAATTATGATTGGGCGAATCTTTTCAAAAACATCAATAATTGAGTTGCGTGTGTAGTAGTAAAGACCATTCGGGTAATCAAAGAAGTAGACACCAGTATCGGTTGCTACTGCCTGTGTTGGGAAATCAATACCAAGTGTCGTGGAAAGTTCAACAAGTTGGAAAGAATCGGCATCGTAGCCCATAAGTAAATAAACTGCTTTAGGCTTAAAGATAAGAAGTTGACCATCAACAATAAAGATTCCACGGATTCCTTGACCGCCTGCTTCAATGTCAATGTAGTCTTCTTGCATCCAGTCTTCTGGTAAACCTTCATGTGACCAACGAAGACGATTAGAATAAACAACACCGTCCTCATAAGTATCAGCAACAAACATCTTATTTGCGTGAGCAACACACAAAGAGGCTCTTGGCATATATCCACCAGTTGGCTGTGCATATGGTTGCCATGTAGGACCTGATGCATTTAATGTTGTCGCATTAACATTGCCAACATTCCACTTGTAGGAATTTGCTTCCGCAAGTCCAGGAGCGATGTAAAGGGTAGTTCCCCATGTAGTCATTGATGCGCCTGCTGAATTGCTTACTGGCAATGGCACTTGAACGGCACTTTGAATTATGGTTAGTTTTGTAAAGTTTCCACCAGATGAGTAGTAAACAGCACCATCAAAAGAAGTAGGAGATGCTGAAACAAAGCCCGTTGTAAGCATTATCTGAGGAGATGTTCCCTTAAAATTGTAAAGTCTCTTTGGATTCCAATATGGAACAGATGTTTCAACAGCAGTAGAATGTTTTGCTTTATAGCCAGCACGACTAAAGACACCACCACGAGGGTCAATCTCCACATTAAGCATGGAGGGTGATTCGTTGGGTGCCAGTTGAAACTGGTCGGCACGGAAATTAAGTCCGCCAGTAAAGTCTGCTACTTGATTAAAAGCAATCTGCGCCATTAGTACCAAAATCCTAACGGGTATGGGTTTCCAGGACTAACAAGAATTCCAGGACCACCGAATCCACCATAAGCCCTATTAGCGGCTCCATTAAGTTGTAATCCCCCAGAAAGAAGTATTGGCTGGTTGCTGTTTGGTGCTGTGATGTTGTCTTTAGCAATTGCAACGCCTTCTTGGAAATGACGCTGATAGACAGCAGCCATTTCTGGGTCTTCTTGGAATTGGAAGATACGCATCATTACAAAGTTGACGAGCATCATGTGGAACTCTTGGTTTAAATCAACCAAAAATGTTGAGTTGGCATCGCCTTGGTTAAGCCATTCAAGGCTTGGTTCACGATATGCACGCATGGTTATGGCATATACATCAAGTGGTCTTGGCCATAGATTAATTTGTCCAGCCCATAGAGACCAATATGCAGGGATGTTGGGCTGGTCAGAAGTGCCGTTCCAAATTGCTTCAGCCTTAAATTGGTCAATGTAAATTAATTCATTGCCAGCATTAGTATTATTGACTAAGTTAATTGCTTCACGAATATTATTTAAAGTTTGGTTTGATTGCGGCACTGTAATAGCAGTTGAATTTGTACTTGTTAGAGTAAATCCAGTACTGTAACTGCGTTGGTTGGGAACTGTATTAAATGTGTAAACAGATTGGAGCCAAGGCCATCTTCCATCAAGGGAAATAATACGCTGATAGCCCTCTTTGATGAACTGAACCACTAGGTCCTGCGATATATCAGCAATATCTAGGTCATTGCCAATTGTCAACTGGGAGATATCCTCCAAGTATTGAATTAAATAATATCTGTTGATTCCAGTTGCAAAGTTTCCTGACATTTAAAATCCGTCCTTATTCGTCATCCTCGGTCTGTTGCGTTGCTTTGATAAACTTTTCAATTGCTCGCAGGTGACCTATGCAGAAGTCTGTCTGTTTGGCACGAGGTCCACGGCACTGCATACCGTCTTCCCCTACATGGACGCATACGCCCTGCTTGCCCTCATATTTGTTTCCGCTAGGGAATGCTGGCTCAGTGCCAGACTGAATGTAAGCAGGAAGAATTGCAGCGGTCTCGGTACCATTGGTTGCCCCATATGGCTGTGTCCCTGCTAATCCCTGTGCTGTGTGAATAGGTTGTGTTGACATCTCTTTCCTTCGTTTAAGATGTAAAGGGGGCTTTTGGACCCCCAATACACCAACTATAACTTCCCTAAGGTAGCGGGTTTTTTGCAAACCCTCTATATATAGGTATTTCTATTACTACTTTGAGTAGATAGCCGAGGCAGGGGGACCTGCACGAAGGATTGCAGGGGAAATCCCCCTACCCCGACTAAACCTTAACGCTCGTTCTGAGCCTGCAATCTGGCTAATTGAGCAAGTTTTCCAGCAGAAATACTTGATAGTCCCTGTATAGCATTTCCAATATTTCCACCTTTTCTAATTATTTGTCCTGGCAATTGAGATTGCTTAATTGCTTGATTAATATATTCATCTAACAATGCTTGAACATCAACACCATATGGATATTGAATATTGTTAACAGCACCAGTAGGAACTTCTGCAAGGACTTTTTGAGTACCTTTAATTCTTGCTCCAGTGTTTTCAATACCCTCTGCCCATGGAAAGTTTGTTAATCTATAAATAATATCTTGTGCTAAATTGGGGTCAAGTTCAACCTTTTTTCCTGGAACTTTTGTAATGTAAGTTACTGCATTTTGTGCATTTCTTGGAAGTTCCATCCACTTGTCAATCATTACTTTGTATTGGAACGGTATTTCTGCAATTATGTTTGCTGCTGCTGGACCGACTGCTGGCAATTCTCCGTTTGGTCCAAGTACTGGTTGAGCACCAGAGTTAAGCATTTTTTGAACTTGTTCTATTTGATTTCTATCGCTATACCAAGACCTTAATATTTCTGTCCAGTTTCTGTTTGTTGTTGGCTCAACTCCTGTTCTTGGAAATTCATTTAGCCATAGATAACTGTATCCAGGAACTTGGTCCCCAGCAGTAATGCCCATTTGTCCAGTAGGTATAGTTCCCTTTTTTACTTTTTTAATTCCTGGAAATATTGAATGATGTAAACCTAAAACCATTCCAAGTTCTTCTAAAGCCTTTTTCCTAGCAAGTGCTTCAACACCTTTTTCTAATCCAAGACCAAGACCTTCACCAGCAAGATTAAGACCTACTACAGCGGCAGTGTCAATTAGTGCTTTTTGTCTTGCGGCATCATCTCCTGTTATATTTGCTGTTCCTGCCCTAGCAAGGGGGTCAGCAAGACCTCCAGTTAAAACTGCGTCTGCTAGTAAAGCAAGGTCTTTGTATCTTTTTGATTGCTCTTCATAGGCTCTTAATGCGGCTTGTGAAGCAATTGAGCGTGCAGGTGCAGCATAACCACCGCCAGCACCGCTTGTTGCTGCTCTATTGGCTACATCTCGTGTTGCGTTTTTAACACCACCAGATTTAATTACTTGCTTAACAGCATCAACAGTATCGCCAATAAAGTCGCCTATGTCATCAATTGGATTCCACATAAAAACTCCTTTAAATACTGCAAAGGGGCGGGGGGAACTTAATCCACCCCGCCCCAGTGCAACGGGCTTTGCTACCTATTAGGCGTTGTCTGCGCTGAGGTAACCCTGACGGCTGCGGTTTGAACAGGTGAGTTCACCGAAAGCCATGACCAGTGCGTAGCGGGCATCCTTGCCTGCAACGGTACCGTTCTGGAAATCGGTTGTGTTGAACCAGTGACCATTCATACCAACCAACTTGAGGTACTTGGTGTTGAGGAAGTACATTGAAGCGTTGGAAACTTGGTTGCCAGGAACTGCGAAGTCAAACACGACTGGTGTCTGCTTGAACATGAGGTTCTGGAATCCAGCGTTAGCCTTGGCAACATCCTGATAACGGACATTGTTGGTGAGGAGCGACTCGTACTTGCTGAAGAGAGGCTCGGTTGTAACAATGATGTCAGGAACATCGCTGCCCTTAGAGGCGTTGTTGTAAACGGTGCTCATGCTTGCAAGGCTTAGGGTTGCACCGCTGTTGTCAATGTATGGGTTCCACCATGTGTTGGTGCTTGCGTCAATTCCACCAACGGTGTTGTTGGCGTTACCAACGATGTTTGCAAGACCATTGAAGTCCTTGCCAGAGTTTCCTGTACCATCACCGAAAAGCATGGTGTTAAGGCTGGACTTAAGGGACTCCTCTGCCTGCATAATCTTGGCATTGAGCAGTTTGATGATTGCCTCGGTACCACGGTTCTTGGCTTCCTCAATACCGCTGATTGCGATAGAAGCAGCAATTTGCTTCCAGTCGTACTCGGCAGCAGAGATGCCATCCTGTGGGGTGAGGGAGATTGGGTCGTAACCACTGTATGAAGAAACGGTGGTGTTGGCAGCGTACATGAGCGGCTCAACAATTGATGTACCGCCCTCTTCTACGACTACACGACCTCTTGTGTTAAGGTGGTCAAGCAGCACGAGGCTCTTGAAAATGTTGTCAACCAGTGTTGGTTGGTAATTCTGAAGCGTTGTGGACAGAATTGCATTGAAATCTGGATTACCAGGCATAATTTTCTCCTATATGTTGAAAGGTTTTGTTGTTAGAGGTTTAGAGTTCGCTTTGCTTGCTCAAACGCCTCAAACACGGATTTTGGTGCCGCAGACACGGGTGGAGTTGTTTGTTTACCTGAAGTTGCGCCAGACACAATGGCTGCATCTCTCTTTGCTTGTAGCCTTGCCTCTTCCTCGGACTTAACCTTGGTTGTGACTGCGGCTTTTTCAAAGACCTTATCAAAAGCAATCTGTTTAAAGACTGATTCTAAATCGGTTGAGCCTGTTGCCAGTGCCTTAGCAACCACTTCATCGGCATCAAACGCTTCGCCGTATCGTGCTTGCAAAGATTCAATTGTCCTTTCCAGTTCCGTCATCGCTCTTTCTTGTTCAAAGACCGCTAGGCGCTGTTCTAGACTTTTGAGTTGCTGATTTGACGGGTCTTCCCATTCGTCTGCACCCCAGTCGTCATCACTGGGGGTCTGAATGGCAACACCATATGCCTCCTGCAGCAGTTGCAGAGTAGTTGCTGGGTCCTTATCCAAGGCTTCTTGGAGTGCGGCAGCATACTGAATCTGCTTTCTTTGTTCGCTGAGTTCCTGCGTTTTGCGGGTATAATCCGCTTGACGCTGGTATCCAGCAAGCGCTTCCTTCAGCGGAACTACTACTTCCTGACCATCTACTTGCAGTCGCACGATATTATCTGCGTACTGGGAGTAATCAAAAAGGTCTAATTCCTCTTCGGTTGCTTCTGCGACTACATCCGCTTCAATACCTTGTCCATCAATGGGGGCATCTACAGTTTCAATAGTGTCGTCAATATTTGTGTTTTCCATGTGGAGTCCTTTTCCTTCGTTTAAGGTTGTTCCTTACTAATAGATATTTCTATTACATCCCGCCTTGTAGGAATGGCAGTATCTGCTCCATTATCTCAGGCGGAATCTGTTCTGGCGTAATTTCACCAGTTTGGAGAGCATCAAGAATTGCTAGTATTTCTTGGGGAATTTCACCCTCTGGTGCCATCGGTGCACCCATTTCAGGTGCCATAGGTGGTGCCATTTCAGGTGCCATTCCCTGTTCTTGCTCTGCCAATAAATCATTTAATGCTTGCGCTACCTCTGGAGGCAACTGGTCAGGGGTTATTTCGCCCCTCTGAAGAGCCTCAAGTATTGCCATAAGTTCTTCTTCTTGTGGTAATTCTGGACCTTCGCCTTCTGGCATTGGAGGCATACCACCCTGTGGTGCCCCTGCCATCATTTGCTCCATACCAGGGGGTAGACCTTCTGGACCCATGGGAGGCATGCCTTCGGGTCCACCCTCTGGTGGTGGAGGAGGTGCCATCAAGAAAGATTCTGGATTCTTTACACCGAATCCTGTACCAAGTACATACTCAGCCAGTTTTTCCATGTTTACGATGCCAGCAGCAGCAAATGGTTGCATTGCCGAAACCATCTGGAGCGCCATATCACGGCGGAAAGCCTCATTGCGTGGAGCAGTAGAACCAGCCTCAACAGTAAAGTCAAACTCACCGTTAATATAATCCTTGTCAAACTTAAGCCAGATAGGGGCGTTCTCTGTTCCGATAACACGAATGGTCTGTTCCTCGGTCATGAACTGCTGTGCAAGTTTAATTAAATTCTCTGCACAATGAGCAATTGAATTTTCAATACTTACCAGTTTTTCAGAAACACGAGCGTTGGATGCCTCGGCAATAATTGATGCTTCACGGGCAGTACGAGTTGTCTCTGGAATTGCACCACGCTGGTACTCGGAGATACCCGACACACGGTCAATGTCGTTTGTAATCAACGAAGACTGGTTGTAAAACTCAGGCGGGTTAATGACCGCTGGCATGGGGACAATAACATTATTTAAGTTTTCATTTCCTTTAACGGGAACGATAACATTGTCATCATCCGATACCAGAGCAGCACGACCAAAATCATCAAATGCTGACTCGGAGAACAACCACTTGCGTGAATAACGCTTTCTGTGGTTCATCATCTGTGTACGGGTCTCGTTTAATTCATACTGTAATGGCTCAATGGCTTCCAACTCACCCATTGGGTAGAAATAGTTAGGAATGTCATAGTCACGAAGCATGACGAATGGATGACCAAATACATAAGGAATTTTGGTTGGCTTAACAAGGAACTTGTCTCCACCAGTATCAGCAAAAATACTCATGGTTCCTGCGTTGATGTCGTAGTATTCATAAACATCGCAGTAAGCCTCATCCTCTGAATATGTATAATTTGCATTAGGTGCACCACTGTTTGTATTGCCCCATCTTGCATATGATGATGCACTTACTTCTTTGCGGGCAGCATAATCATAACGCTGGTCATTCTGTACATCTTTAAGTGGACGGCGTGAACGCTGTGCAATCCAACGGATATCGCTCATGCAGGTTGCATCTGGGTCAACGAACATGTCAAATGGGTCAACACGCTCAAGGAATGGTCTGTCCTCACGAATAACCATAACTGATTCAACCTGACCAGTTGGCACATTTTCAGTAGCCTCATCAGCCGTCTCTTCAATGTCATCAAGTTTCTTTTCTTCAACGAAACGATAGCCAGTCTTAATCCATCCATGACCAATAATCAAAGAATCTTTAACTGAACGCTGGAACTCTGGTTGACAGCCATAATGTTGCCACCAGTAGTTAATGATTGCTTCAGTAAGAATTGCTTTATCACCATCTTCTGGACGGCGTGGATTAACT